AGGTGGGCCAAAGAAGTTTGAAGTCTTGGCAGTTGAAGGCGACACTGTTAAGAAAATAAACTTTGGCGACCCTAATATGTCCATTAAGAAAAACCAGCCAGCGCGAAAGAGTTCGTATTGTGCGCGTTCTGGTGGTATAAAGGGGAAATCAAGCAAATTAAGCGCGAACTATTGGTCGCGCAGGGCGTGGGACTGCTGACATGGCAATAACAACTTACACAGAGCTAAAGTCTAGCGTTGCTGACTTTCTCAACCGCGACGACCTTACGTCAGTCGCGCCGACGTTCATCTCGTTGGCCGAGGCTGACATGCAGAGACAGGTGCGCCACTGGCGTCAAGAGAAGCGCAGTACAGCGCAGCTTGACACACAGTACAGCGCAATACCCGCCGACTTCGTTGAGGACATTCGGTTCTACATTACGTCGAGCGACACAAGCCCGATGGAAAAAATTAGTCAATATCAATTACTTGACCGAAAGCGCGTCAACTTAAATGCCAGCGGCAAGCCAGCATACTACGCCCTGACTGCTGGCGAGATTGAAGTCTTGCCAATACCTGATGGCGTGTATGATGTTGAATTATATTATTACAGTCGTATTGAGGCTTTGAGTGACAGCAACGCCTCAAACTGGATGTTGCAGTATTTCCCAGACGCTTACTTGTATGGCTCGTTAGTGCATTCTGCGCCTTACTTAAAAGACGACGCTAGGCTGCAAGTTTGGGCGTCTTTGTATCAAGTGGCGATTGATGCTATAAACGCTGACAGTGATAAGGCTAAATATGGCGGATCAGGCCGTCGCATGAAAATTAGGAGTTACTGATGAGTTTTTCGAATGCTTTTGAAACAACTGTCCTCACTTGGGCATTTACAACTGGTTCCGCCACACGGCCTACGGCTTGGTACTTGGCGCTGTTCACCAGCAACCCAGCAGAAGATGCTTCTGGTACTGAAGTCAGCGGCGGCGGATATGCACGCCAGGCTGCTACGTTCACAGTAAGTGGCAACACTGCATCAAACTCTGGTGCAATTGAGTACCCGACAGCCACGGCTGGTTACGGCACTGTCAGCCACGTCGGAGTTTTCGACGCATCATCTGGCGGCAACTTAATTTCATATGCTGCGCTGACTACAAGCAAAACCATTGATACAGGCGACGTCTTCCGCGTTCCTGATGGTGATCTTGATATCACGCTAGACTAATGGCTGAGTACCGCTCAGGCTATGGCAAAAGCACATATGGCTCGTACAACTACGGGCTAGATGGCTTTGTCACAGATGGCGCTGGCACTGTCGTTACAGTATCAACAACGGCGGCAGCTTACGTTAGGGTAAGGCTGTCGGCGTCTATTGTTGTGACTGCCTCTAGCACAACGTCTGAGGCTCTGCGCGTCAGAGAAGGCGCTGCCACCTCTGCCGCGTCGTCTAGCGTTACGTGCAACGCGAATGTCGTCAACAACGCCTCTGCCACTTTAGCTGCAAGCGCATCTGTATCTGCCGCTGGTCTGCGTGTGCGCGAGGGAGCCGCTGCTGCCTCCCCTGCCGCAACTGGTGCAGCAGCCGCAAAACGTGTGCGTGAAGGCGCTGCCACTGCCAGCCCGACTTGCTCTGTAGCAGCTAATGCACTGGCGGTTTATGAAAGTGGTTCTAACATTGCGTGCGTTTCAAGCGTTTCGGCTGTATGTAATCGAGTTAGACCCAGCAGTGCTTTGATTAGCCCTGTTTGCAGCATCACCTGTAATGGGATTGAGAAGTGGGAGCCGTTGCCGATCACCCCCGAAATATGGACGCCAGCAGGACCAGCATCAGAAATCTGGAGCGAGGTTGCACAAACCGACGAAATATGGCAAGCTGCATAGCAACGCAAACCCCCGCTGGCTTGCAGCTCCCCCTCACATTTAGAGCCAACGCCGCATAGGAGAAAAACATGGCTGATACAACTACAACAAACTATAGTTTAACGAAGCCAGAAGTCGGCGCGTCTGAAGATACTTGGGGAACCAAGATTAATACTAACTTAGATACGCTTGACACATTGCTCGGCGGTGGCTCCGACATGGCTGGCATATCTGTAAACGGCACAATCAAGTTGGACGGTAATTACCCTACTGGTACAGGCAACGTGGCTCTGGGTGATACTGCACTGGATAGTGTGGAAAGTGGTGGTAACTACAATACTGCTATAGGGGGACTTGCGGGTACTGCGATCACCACTGGAGATGAGAATACTTTTGTAGGCTATGCTACTGGTGATTCTATAACCACTGCTAGTGCTAATACAGGGGTGGGCTACAACGCTTTATCAGCAAATACATCAGGAACTCAAAACTCTGCTTTTGGAAACAGGTCGGGTGATGCAATTACTACTGGTGACGGAAACACCTCAGTAGGGTATTTTTCTTTGTCTAGTACAACAACGGCAAATAATAACACAGCGGTTGGTGTAGATTCATTAGGTTTAAACTCTACTGGGGCTAGTAATACGGCAGTAGGGGGAGATGCTTTACGATCAAACACCACCGCAAGCAACAACACAGCAGTTGGGTATCAGGCTGCAACTGCCAATACCACAGGTACTCGTAATACTGCCATTGGTTTTTCTGCTGGGAAGGCACTGACCACACAAGACTTCAACGTCTTTGTTGGCTCATACTCTGGGGATGGCGCTACTGGCACACAAAACGTAGCTGTTGGTGATGTTACGTTAAGAAATGCCTCTGGCGGTCAAAACACAGCCATTGGCGCTGAGGCACTTACCTCCATCACCACCGCATCCCGAAACACGGCTGTCGGGTTTCAGTCTATGTATGCCAATACTACAGGAACTGAAAACGTGGCTATGGGTGCGTATTCTTTGGACGCCAATACAACTGGCACTGCCCTTACGGCTATAGGTGATGCTGCAATGTCGGCAAACACTACCGCAAATAATAACACAGCAATTGGCTCCGAAAGTTTAAAAGTTAATACGACAGGGGCATCTAACACGGCAATCGGAAAGCAGTCACTGTGGTCTAACACCACCGCACCCGAAAACGTAGCTATTGGTTATCAGGCGGCACTCGACAATACTACAGGGCGTGAGCTTGTAGCCGTTGGCGAAAGAGCATTAACCAATAACACTACTGCAAGCTATAACACAGCAGTCGGCAGAGCCAGTTTGTTGACCAATTCAACTGGTGCTAACAATACTGCTTTGGGGTGGAAATCACTCTACTCAAACACCACCTCAGGTAACAATGTAGCGGTTGGGTATCAAGCCTTATACTCCAACACCACCGCGAGCAACAACACAGCGGTTGGTTATCAGTCAGGATATAACAGCACAGGCTCTTACAACAGTTACATTGGTTTTGGTTCTGGTGTATTGATGACCACAGGCTCTAAAAACACCATCCTTGGCGCATACAACGGCAGCGAAGGCGGCTTGGACATCCGCACATCCAGCAACCGCATCGTGCTGTCAGATGGCGATGGTAATCCTAGAGTTCATATTAATGCCAGTGGTGGTGCAAATTTTGGCAGCGGTGTTATCACTGCTGCTTCAGGTGATGGTGATGTTGTTGTTAGTCAAGGTGTAGTTGTTGGAACATACAATGGTGACAATAGAATCGCAGCATCTTCTTTAGGTGGAGGTTCAGCGACTTTATATATTGGTAATGCCGCTATTCAAGTTTCATCAGACCAAAGAATCAAAACAAACATAGCTGATACTACTATGTCAGCAGTTGATAAAATCAATGAAGTAAGAGTTGTTGATTTTGAATGGAATGATCCATCTGACACTTCATACAATAATCGCAACGCCAGAGGTCAATGGACAGGCGTTCTTGCTCAAGAGCTAATTTCTGTATTCCCATTCGCAGTCAATGCACCAAGAAACGAAGATGATTTAAGTATTGACCAAGAAAGTGATAAAAAATGGCAAGTCGATATGGCTCATTTAGTGCCTGTTTTGATGAAAGCCATCCAAGAACAGCAAGCGACTATTACGGCTCTCGAAACACGTATCGCAACCCTAGAAGGATAAGACTATGGAACTAACAGCAGAAGAAATCGCACAGAACTATACAGCAATGGGTCACTCCGTTGAGCTGTTGAACGCTGGCAAACCAGAAGACATGGAAGATGCTGACTGGACAGATACAGTTGCTCGTAATGTTGAGCATCTGGAACTAATGGTAGCTAAAGACTACTGGGGGTCAGAAGACATGACCGCCGCTAACGCTGCAATCGCAGCTAACTCTTAACCCAAACCTAAAGGAGACTTATGATGGGAAAAAATGAAAAGACCCCAATCACAGTCAACGATAAAGAATATCTAATCGACGACATGACTGATAAGCAAAAGGCTTTGCTTAACCATGTGAATGATCTTGGGCGCAAAATGGACAACGCTCAGTTTAATTTAGATCAGCTTGCAGTGGGCCGTCAGAAATTCGTTGAGCTATTGGCTGACGCTCTGGAAAATCCAGAAGAAGTCGAAGAAGCTGAAGTCGTAAACTAGCCCAAACACAGAGCAAGGGGCAGTTTACGCTGCCCTTTTGCTTATTGGGTATAATGTGTTATGTTGGCCTAACGCGACAACCTATAACGAGGCAGCGATGGCCCTGATTGACCTTAACATACCCGCTGGCGTTTATCGCAATGGCACAGACTTGCAAAGCACTGGTCGCTGGCGTGACGCAAACCTTGTGCGTTGGCACGAAGGAGTGATGCGCCCAATAGGTGGATGGCGCACCCGGTCTGACACCGCTGGCGCTGCTAAAATGCGTGGTATGCTAACATGGTCGGATAATAGCAGCGACCGATGGATTGCTACAGGATCATACAATAAACTGTACATATGGAATGCAGCAGGCACTCAGTCTGACATTACTCCAGTTGGCCTAACATCTGGCCGAGAAGACGCCATAGCATTTACTGGCTATGGCGGCGGCACTTACGGTTCTTATGCTTATGGTGTTGCAAGGCCAGACACGGCACGCATCCAACCAGCTACAAGTTGGGACTTGGAGCCTTGGGGGGAATACCTTCTTGCCTGCAACGAAGATGACGGCAAGATTTATCAGTGGACACTCAGCACTGGCACGGTCGCCGCTGTGTTAAGTAACGCGCCAACGTCAAACAACGGCATTGTTGTAACAGAAGAGCGCTTCTTGTTTGCGTTAGGCGCAGGCGGCAACCCACGCAAGGTGCAGTGGTCGGATCGGGAAGACAATAATACATGGACCCCAGCCGTGACTAACGAGGCTGGTGATCTTGAGCTAAATACGTCTGGCGCTCTGATGAAAGGCGTCAACGTCCAAGGTCGCACATTGTTGCTCACGACAAGAGACGCGCACGTCGCAAACTACATTGGCCCTCCTTACGTTTATGGTATTGAGCGCGTCGGCACGTCATGCGGCATTGCATCAAAACAAGCCATAGCAGTCGTCGATCAGGGTGCATTCTGGATGGGCGTTAATTCGTTTTACGCGTACCAGGGCAGCGGAGTAAAAGAGTTGCCGTGCGAGGTTTCTGACTATGTTTTCAATGACTTAAACAAAGCGCAGATTAGCAAAGCATTTGCAATGTCTAACAGCATGTTTGGTGAAATCATTTGGTTCTACCCGTCCAGCGCGTCAACTGAAAACGACCGCTACGCCAGCTTTAATTATGTTGAAGGCACATGGCAGATCGGAGAGTTGGACAGGACTGCCGGATATGATCGGGGTGCATTCCGCCAGCCGATGATGATATCTGCGTCTGATCGTAAGCTGTACGAACATGAAATCGGATTTGAGTATGGATCACTTACGCCATTTGCTGAAAGTGGGCCGTTTAGATTTGGTTCTGGAGATCAGGTCATGAGCGTCACAGAGATGCTGCCTGACGAAAAGTCTCAGGGAGATGTTAGCGCCACGTTCAAAACACGGTTCTATCCGAATGGCACTGAGCGCTCGTACGGTCCATACTCTATGAGCAATCCAACGTCCTTACGGTTTACAGGTCGGCAAGTTCGTATGCGTATTGAAGGCGCAAGAATGTCAGATTGGCGTGTAGGAATTAACCGCGTTGACGTTGTAAACGGCGGTCGCAGATGACACAGCAGGGCCGTCCACCAGAGCCACGCGGAGAAGATTGGCAGACATGGGGGCGTCGGCTGATGTCATACCTGTCGCAAAATCGCTCCACGCTGGTTCAGCAGACGGGCGGCGAAAACGCGGCAGATGACGGCACGATCATGTGGGACCGTCAAAACCTTTACCCAGTTGTTAGCAAAAATGGCGAGTGGCGGCAGATCGTTCTTGAGGATGGACACGCTGACTTTATTTTAACCTCAGACGTCACCCCTGCCGCTGCAAGCACCGCATACAAATTAACATATGATGCACCTTCTGGTAACGACGGTATCACGCAAGGATCGCCAACGTCTCGCATTGTATTTGAGGAAGCGGGGCAGTACGTCGTGTCGTTCTCTGCTCAGATATCATCCACGTCAGCAAGCACAGTGCATTTTTACTTCTGGCCCAGCGTCAACGGCACGAACGTGGCAGACAGTGCAATGACGACTGCGCTGCACCAAAACAACGCTACCCTAGTGACTTCACGCACGCAAATATTTACTCTTGCGGCAAATGATTATTTGGAAGTTAATTACATGATCGACAACACAAGCGGGTTTCTGAACTACACTGCCGCATCCTCGCCAGTACCAGCCATACCCGCTTCAACTTTAGCAATTACGAGACTTCATGGATAAAGAGATTAAAAGATGTCGTAAATGGATAGAGGCCGCGCTGGAATACTCAGGCGGCACTCACACGTTTAGCGATGTTGTGAACGGCCTCAACAAAGGCGTGCTACAACTGTGGCCGACGCCGAGGGGGTGCATAGTTACTGAAATTGTGGTATATCCGAAAAAGAAAGTTTTAAATGTCTTTTTGGGTGGCGGCGAGTTGGATCAGATTTTAGACATGCACAAAGATGTAATGGATTGGGCGAAGGTGCAGGGCTGTACCGCGCTATCAATGTCAGGTAGGTCTGGCTGGAAGAAACCACTAAAAGAACACGGCTGGAAAACTCAGCATGTTTCTTATGTTAAGGAGTTCGCATAATGTCAGGCGGCAAGGGCGGGTCATCGACCCAAACAGTTGAGATACCAGAATACATTGAAGAAGCTGCACAGCGCAATTTAAATAAAGCTGAACGCATTTCCCAGATTGGTTATGTGCCATATTACGGGCCAGACGTTGCTGCGTTCACTCCAATGCAACAGGCTGGTTTCCAAAACACCGCCGACGTTGCTGGTGCATTCGGAATGGCAACCCCAGTGTCGCAACGGGATATCATGGGCGGCATGGGCGCACCGACGCAATACGCAAACGGCGTAATGGGCTATTCGTCTCAGCCGCTATACCAACAGTCATTAGATCAATTTGCTGCTGCAAGGCCGTCGCAGAAAGCCTACATAGATAGTTTCTTTATAGATCCTTCTAGTGGTCGGTATGCGTACCAACCTTTTGACTACACACAAACAGAAACGCTTGCATCAGCAGCGAGAAGAGTTGCTGCTGAAGAAGCCGCCGAGCGTGAAGCCGTAAGAGCGGCTGAAGAAGAGGCGTTTCGTTTAGCAAACATGGGTCCAGCCCCAGGCGACCCTGGCATGTCGGGCAACCCTCAGTTTGATCCAGATATGCCAGGCGGGTATAACACAGAAGGTTCTTTTGATCTTGGCGGAATTTTGAACGCTATGCCTGCTGCTAGGGCTGTTGACGTTTTGAAAGGAAAGTCCTTTATCCCGAAAGACACGCCTAAATCAAAAGTAAGAACTAATAGTAATATACCAACTGAATTAGGTAGGGATTTTATTGGCATGGCTAACCCAGGCTTCTCACCAGGGGTAGGCTCTGGTGGCTTCGCAGGCAGTGTAGGCGGCAGCTATGGCTCCGACCCTAGCGCGGCTGACTCTGGCGAGGGAACTTACGGCGGCGACTTTGGAGGCCCAGGTAGCTTCGGCGGCGAAGGCGGCGGGTGGGCCAACTAGAATGCAAAACTTCAAGCCAATGGCTATTATAAAAAACAAGAAGGAAGTGTGATATGTCTATTATGCCGTCCCTTATCTCATTAGGCGGTCCACAAGGTAGCTTTACTCCTCGGACAATTGCAAACCAACCCCCTCCCCTTTCTGCGCCAGGCGGTCCACAGGGCAGTTTCACCTCACCTATGGTTGGTGGGAAAGGCGGCTTGCCTAGACCGCAAACAGCAGTACCAGCCCCAACGCAAGGCCGCTACGCACCTTTATCGCCCTCTGGAAACTTCAACGTAAACCGCGCAAGCGCCGCTGCATTGCAGCAAGCTATGCAAGGCACGCAAATGGGTATGGGCTTCCAAGCCCCGCCAGTTTCAGCAATTGGGTACAACCCCGCACAACAGCGCTCGGTCGGCGTGCAGCAAGGATTTGGATACGGTCCAGCCCAGCAACGAGCGCAGCAGTTGGCATCAACAAACATTGCACAATATGAAAGCCCGTATCAGCAAGCGGTGATCGACCGCACGCTTTCAGATTTAGCTGGCGCACAAGAGAAGCAGCTAAACGTCATGGGCGCGCAAGCAGAAGCAGCCAACGCATTCGGCGGATCTCGCCAAGCATTAGAAGCCGCTGAGACGCGAAAAGGCTTCGCCAAACAAGCGGCTGACACTGTTGCAAACTTGCGACAGTCTGGCTTTCAACAAGCACAACAAGCTGCACAGTTTGATGTCGGCCAACGCGCTGCCGTCGAAGCAGCCAACGCCGCTGCACGCACAGCAGCCGCTCAGTATGGGGCTAGTTCTGCTCAAGCTGCACAAGCAGCTAACCTTGCTAGGTTGCAGCAGATGGAAGCCTCTAACGTCGGCGCACGTACAGCCGCCGCTCAGTATGGCGCAACAGCAGCGCAGCAGGCGCAGCAACAAAACTTTGCGAACCAACTTGCGGCAAACCAAGCACGTCAAGCCGCTGCGCAACAAATGGGTTCGTTGGGGCAGCAGGCATTTAGCACTGGTCAATCAATCCAGCAGCAGCAAATGCAGCAAGGCTTGCTACAGCAAGGTTTACAGCAGGCTCTTATCGACGCTGCTCGCGGTCAGTTCGCAGGATATGCAGGCGCGCCAAGTGCCGCACTTCAAGCGCCACTGGCAGCGTTGGGAGTTTCCCCAGTTCCAGAGACACGCACAACGACCAAGAAGCCTGGCTTGTTTGACTATCTGTCGCTCGGCGCAACTGCTTACGCATCAGACGAACGCCTCAAGACCAACATCAAGTCGCTCGGCAAAGAGGCAGGCATCAACGTCTACTCATGGGATTGGAACGACGAAGGTAAGCGGGTCGCAGATCCAGCGCAGCCGACAGTCGGCGTTATGGCTCAAGAGCTTCAAGCGACGCATCCGCACTTGGTTACACGGGCTAATGATGGATACCTCCGCGTTAATTACGCTGGGTTAGTTTCGGAGTTAGGGGCAGCCTGATGACACTCAAGGAGCGCTTAGGTTTATCAGACCGAGATATACTAGCCAAGACCATACAGGCCGAGGCTGGCAACCAAGGTGCGCAAGGTATGCTTGCCGTTGGGTCTGTTATAATGAACAGAGCTAAAGCGTCAGGATACGGCGGCAGCATTCAAGACGTTATCTTGAAGCCTGGTCAGTTTTCCCCATGGAATAGCGAAACAAACTATGCGGGTGGCGCGCAAGGTCAGGACATGATGAACCTGGTTGCAGGCCCTCAAGCGTATGCAGCTGCCGACGCGGTTCTATCTGGAAAGGCTCCAGACCCGACAAGCGGCGCAACCCACTTCTACAACCCAGACATATCAAATCCATCTTGGGGTGCGGAAAAACAGGGTGGTGATTGGACCCGTATTAATTCGCACTTATTCGGAAAAGCTGACGCCGGTCGCAGCAGCAACCAACGCTTAGCTGACGACGCAATGCGCGCGATTGGTAAGCAGCCAATAGGACTTGCGGATGCAAATATTACAGGACTTGCGGATGCAAATATTAAGGAGAATAGCCAAATGATGCAGCAACGAAGACCGCGTGGCCTACTCGAAAACTTTGGCATTCAGAAGATGCAAGAAGGCGCTGAAGGCGAAACTGGTCAGCGCTTCTACAATCGTGACACCTTCAAGGATAAGCTGGCAGACTTGGCTGTCGGTTTCGGCAAGATGGGCATAATGGGTCTGGATGAGCCAGCGGCGGCTGTAGCTAACAGACGGGCTGCAAGGCGAGATAAGAATAAGACAGTTGAATACCTAATGGCTAATGGTCGTGAGGATTTGGCTGGGGCTGTCCGGGCTGGCACGCTTACGCCTCGTGACGCTGCTGGGATTATGTTTGCGCAGCCTAAAGGTCAATACAAGCAAGTCAGCGGATCTGAACTTGGGTATGAAGGGAAAGATGCAAACAGACTATTTAATGTTAGTCCTGACGGGAAAATTACTAGCATTGGCGGTACAGGCCCAGTGACAAACGTTTACGGTGAGCAAAAAATGCCTCCCGGCTTAGAAGCAATGGACAAAGAATTTGGCAAAAAGGCTGCTGAACTTAGCATGTCTGGCTTGGCAGATGCTAGAGCGCAATCTGCCGCAATCAATACGGTTCTTAAAAAACTAGAGTCAGGAGAAAAACTCACAGGGGCATTTATCGGCGCTCAGCCTGATTATTTAAGAGCCATTTTGAATCCAGAAGCTCAAGACGCAATAGATAGAGTTGGAAGTGTTGTACAGAGAAGCCTGAGAGAAGTTCTTGGCGGCCAATTTGCTCAAAAAGAAGGTGAGCAACTTGTAAGGCGCGCCTATAACCCATCTCTTAAGCCTGAGCAAAACGCTGCTCGACTTCGTGCTTTGTTCTCGGTACTAGACCAAACTGCGAAGAATAAAATGGAAATGGTGGAATACTTCCGAAAGGATTACACACTCAGAGGTTATGAGGGCAATTTGAAAGACCCTACTGTAGAAGACCTAGAGGCTGCGATAGATGCGGCGGTTCCCTCAGCTCCCCCAACCACCGAGAGACTTAAATACAACCCCAATACAGGGGAGTTTGAAAAATGATTGAAGTAGAACTTGCTGATGGCCGTATTTTGGAGTTTCCAGAAGGCACAAGCCAAGATGAAATGCGTGGAGCTATAAACAAATTTATGGGGCAACCAAAGGGGGTTGAGGCCGAAGGTGGTTTTCGTCTTGGCGGTTTCCGCGAGAATATACTCGGTGGGCAAGGTGCAGTTGACACACCAGGTGAGATTATTGGAGATATTATTGGAAGCACAGGCGCAGGGGCGCTGCGCGGCGTGAAAGGCTTACTAGAAACACCTGAGATGCTTGGGAGAGCTGCACTTCGCGGATACCAGACATTGACTGGCTCTGAGGAGAGAACTCCTGTGTTCGACACCGCCACAGGTCGTGTGTTAGGGGCTGGGTACGAGGGTCTAGCCAGTTCAGTTGGCGCTGATCCAGAAGGCATTAGCAGGCGCGGAGAAACAACCGCCGCCGAGTACGCGGGGACAGTCGGGGAGTTTCTGCCTGCTGCTATCGGTGGTGGCGCTGGGGCGCTAAAAACTGCGGTCACTGCGGGTTTGGGTAGCGAAGCGCTAGGTCAAGCGACAGAAGATACTGTTCTGGAAACCCCCGCGAGAATTATCGGCGCTTTTGCGGCTCCCGCAGCGCTTACGGGCGTAAAAAATAAGACGGTTAGAGCTATGGAAAAACGGGCCGTCGAAGCGCCTAGTTTGGATACAGCGCGGGCGAACAAGAACGCGAAGTATGCAGCGGCAAAAGCGGCTGGCGCGGAAGTGCAAGTTGATATGGGTGGGCTATACCGTAGCGTCCTTAACGACATGAAGAATGCCCCGGAAGAATTGTTTTCCAACTACACTCCTGGAGTTGACACGCACATTGATAATGCGCTGAAAATCCTTTCGTCAAGAAAGAAAAAGACGTTCAACATCAACCAGTTGGATCGCATTCGTTCATCCCTCAAGGAGATATACTACAAAGGTAAGGGCGGTGGGCAAAGCAAACACGACGAACGTGTTGGATTTATTGTTGATAAGATTGACGAGGCTATAGACGCAGCCCCAGCAGGCATAAGTGGAACGGAGGCAGGCGCTTTGTTTAACCAAGCTCGTTCCGCCAACAGGCAGTACAAAAAGATGGAAATGTTTGAAGACCTTATGCGCAAGGCTGAATTTGAAACTGCATCCTCGGGATCAGGCGGTAACATCGTTAATAAATATCGACAAGCCATTAAGTCAATTCTTACGCAACCCAAGAAGAAGGCGCAGTTTGACCCGCAAGAGCTGGAAGTTATGGAAGCTATGGTGCGCGGTAGCCTGCCAGAGAACGTGCTCCGTCAAGTAGGTAAGTTATCACCGACAGGTGGGGGC